GAACTCTACCGTAGCGTAAGAGACAAACCCTGTAGCATTTACAGAAACTGCAGTATCTGTCGAACCGTTAACAGACTTCTGCTGCTGAATCGTTACTGCGCTTGTGATGTAAACGTCATTCGCTGTAACAGACAACAGAGTGACAAGTGCTGCACCAGAGTGAGTAATCGAGAAGGCACCATCCAGCTTGATGGTCTTATTGATCACAATAGTTGCAGTGGTTGTTACGTTTCCTGTCAGTAATACCGTGTCACCTGTCGCAGAAGCAGCGATAGCGGCAACCAGCGTGGCGTAGTCATTCGCCGTGCGGATTGTACCGTTGAACACACGAGGGATAGGATAGGCTACAGGAGTTCCATAATTCGACACCACATCACGTTGCACGAGGTAGGTAGGGTCATAGGAAGGTCCGGCCACAAATCGCCCTGCAAAGGCAACCCAGCGCGTATTTCCACCTACGGATGTGGTCAGGTAAAACCTATCATCCGCAACATAACTTCCACCGTCTACTTCGTAGCGATACAGGGACTCAGTCTCATCGCAATAAGCAAACTCACCATCATTGGAAGTTGCGGCCTTAATCAGAGCTAGCGTGGAGTATCGCATCACAAACTGCTGTTGCCAATTCGCAATATCCGTGGCGAAGGATGCTCCCGCAGTGTGAGCGGCTACGGCTCTCCACAATCCACTGGAATTAGAAACAAGGTTTCCTACGCGATAGACTTGACCCGTAGCCCATGCTCCAAGGTATCCATAAGTAGCTAATCGATTGGTGACTAAGTCGAGAGAAGGTTCAACCGCTGCATCAACATTTCCGGCAGTAATCGTGTTGGTAATCGAGGTATCTGGGTGTACGTTAGGTGCGGTCAAACCTGACAAACCTGCGTGAGACGTTGCGTTAGTGGCAGCAACAGGACCTCCTGCAACGGCACGGAAATCTTGAAGAGAAACCAGCTTACACGCATGAACAGGAACAGGAGCCCAAGCCGTATTCACTCTGAAAATGGCAGTGTATATGTGCTTGATTTCAGCATAATTCGTCCAGATAAGCGAGGCAGGACGTGCTGCCTGTGCGGTAACTAGTGAAGCAAATACAGCATTATGGGGTCGTGCAAAGATTGCCTGTCCGCCAACTTGAGGCGATGCAAAGTAGTGATAAACCACATACTGGCCTGTGGTTGCTGCAGTCAACACCCCGGCATTTTCCCACTGAGGTGCAGTATTGCCTCCAGCATGGATGAATGGAGTTCTGTCTACCATTGCAGCCAAAGTCGTGATAAAAGAACCATTCCAGTAGTAGAAAGGAAAGACTCCGGCTGTAGCAGAAGTAAGCCCAGAACCTAATGTCTGCAACCAGTTTCCCACACCTACGTTAATCAAGGCATCTTCATCTTGCACAAAACCCGTCGTACTCCACAGGTACTGCACCGTGTCTAAGTTAGGATCGGTGTTGTTATCCGGTTGCACAAGGCCGGTAAAAGCCAATCCAGAAACGTACTGTGTTCCAAGAAATTGGTGTGCCCAGTGGTGCCAAACGGTGTCTCGAATACCGTGATACTCCGTCTGTAATCCTGCAATAGCTGTTCCTGTCCAGTATACAATCATGACAGGTACTTCAGTACCGAAATCCCATAGGGTATTTCTAGACTTCAACACACCTGTACCGTCATCAAAATAGATGAACTTAACGCCTGCAACACCTGAGACAACTATGTCGTAATTTCCTGCCAGTAACTCATAACGAATACTGCGAACAGAAAGAATCCCCGTACTAGAAAGAGTGAGTCTAGCCGTTGTAGCATTTAGCTGAGTCAGCAAGAGATTGTTGGTAAGTACCCACCCTGTATCCCCTTGAGTACGAGACACCTTTTGGATCAATTCCCATCGAGTGTTGCCACCACTTCCGGTAGTAAGAATCAAATCACCGTCTGCAGGTATGCTGCAGTTAATGCAGTACCTGTAGAAGGCTTCTTTCAATATAATGTAACATAAACCTGACTCAGAGCCCGTAGGAGTTCCTGCTTCTGCAGCAGTCACATCTGCAAAAGTGACGTAACCTGCAGACAGATTCCAGTTCGTGGAGCTGCCTGCATCAGTTTTTGTATAGAATTTTCCGGTTAAAGTACTTTGATAAGTACTTCCAGCAGGAGCATCTACGGGAGTCACCGTGGGGTTCAAATTTCCTGACAATTGACGAATACCGGATGCGTGTTCTACACCATCCGCAGGGATAAACTTAGCTAGCTTTCCCTTGAAAAATGCGACGATACCCATTTAAATTGCCCTTTCTGAGCAAGTAGGGAGGTTGCCCTCCCTAGTAAATAGATCAAGTAAGCAGGTTAAGTAAGAAATAAGTCCCTACAGTATTCACTGCATTTACGCTACGAATGTGGACAGTGGACCCTTGCGGAATCGCGTAAGGTACCTGACTATTTCCACCCGGAGAGAACTGAAAAGCCACAGTCGCACCAGCATCAAAACTGATTTCAATAGGCTCACCAGAGGAGTCAAACACATCCATTAGTGTAGCCTTTAACGTAGTTGCAGCAATGATTTGGGTCCAAGTATTTGCCAGTAGAGGCGAAGTACCGTAATCACGCTTTAGTGGAGGATTGGCAACCACTCGCTCAAGTCCTGAGGATTGAATCGTCTTCACATTTCCTGCAGTATCCACAGCGATTTCACGGTGCGTGGCCCCGTCCCAACCTGTCATCGTGGAGACGACGTGCAGTGCCTTCGTAACCGTCGCAAAGGTCAACTGGGCTGCGGCGACAGCCAAGGATGTAAGGAAATCTGTGGCATCAGACAAACGGAACGCCAAGGGGGTTCCTACGGCTTCGTGGCGAGGTGCCAAGAGATGCGGAGCATCGGATGCAGGCACATTCCTTAAAGTCGTTGCAGAAGTGACGCCAGCGCCCTTGTCGAGTGAGGTAATGGCCGTTGTGGTTGCTTGGATGCTGGTATTCAACACCGAGGTCTTGGTGTCTACCTGGGTATTCAAAGCTGTTGTAGTGGCTTGAACCGAGGTATTTACGGCTTGAACATTGGCATTCACCACGAGCAAGGTTGCTTCGGAAGCTCCGCCACCAGACCCTGCAGGTACCGCAGAAGGTGTAATCGTATTGCTAGGAGAAAAGGTTTTCTTCAACTTAGACAAGGCTAACTGGTCTGCTCCCGGAGGTGTAATCACAGCTCGAACCTTGGGAGAAAGCTGCCCATTAGAAGCAGTATCATGCTTCCAAACAAACGTACCAGCACCGGTAATGTTGACAGTATTTGGTAGAGTAACCCAAGTAACTCCGTCATCCCAGGACTGTTGTAGGGAGAAAACAGCAGGTCCAGCCCCAACGTATCCGCTAACAACAGCAGACACAATCAAAGTAACTGCATCGGTACCAGACAACCCGCCCAAGTCGTAAATACCGGGATTAGCGTTGGTAGCAATCCGGTCCACCATAGGGATTCGTATGTCAGAAAATTGATATGACATAGCTTACACTCCCCTATTTGTTCTGCGGAAGGAGGTGATTGTACCGCCTGCAGTAGCGCCGCATACAATCTTTAGTCGTACTGCTGGAAGCATAACTGCCGTGGCTGCTGGGATGAAGAATACACTATTGGTAGCAGCCACAGGGACTGCAATAGTACCTTGCCCTGCAGTACCAAACGTGCCTGCAGTACCGACATCTAGCCACTCTGCATTTGGATCATTAACGTCGAGAGAGTGTTGAAGTTGCAAAGAGATTGGGTCTCCTGCGCCACCGCCGTCATACCGGGTACCCTTTAACCGCACATAAATTCCATTTACGGAATCTAGGTGAGTGATAGGTCCAAGCTGTAACAAATAGGTAGTTCCTGGTGAAAGTACCTTACTCTCACCTAACGTACGCCTATCCATTAACTCAATCACGCTGTACTGAAATGTACTCATCGTTACTCCTTTGCCTCATTGAGGACTTTGTAGGGTGCGAGCGAGCTGCTCCAACTCTTCAACACTTTTGCTGGCGAGGTGCTTGGGCACGTTCGCGTTTGCTGCTCTAACATTCACGGTATTCTTTACTACCTGAGGTGCTGGTGGCGTAGTTGCTTGCAATAAGTCTTTTGCAGCAGCGTACTTAATCGACATCATTTTAGCATCGCCTTCTGCGTCCATATCTAAAATATCTTCCACGACTTTAGCCGCTTTCTGTCTTGCCTTATACAGGGATACTTCCACCTGGTCAGGTTCCGTAATCCAGTAGAAGAAGCTTGGGTCTTGCCTAATCCAGACCATAATGTCTGAAACGAGATGCTCGCCCATCAACTTGCCAAGCACTGTCGAAAGATTTGACGGTGTGAGATTGGCGATCGTTTGGGCTGCTGCCGACCTGTGCAATAGTAGCCTGGCAGCGATTTGTCGATTTGTCGGCATGAAAGTTGGTAGTAGGCAATCTGAAAACTCTGACGGCTCCATCATATTCTCCTATGGCGAGTGTGGCGGTCTTCGTATATGGTAGTAGGTGTCTGACGATTGTTCAATGGCTGGATCTGTGACAGCGGAGGAAATCTATGCTTAGTGAGAAATCTCGTAAGAGTCGAGAAGAGCACACTTCGACCGGTGGAGGCGGAATCTCCTACGCAATGGTCCGAAGTAAGGTTTCACGCGGAAAAGACGGCTACGGCAAGGTCGTATCCCTAGCGCGAGAACGACTTATGCAGAAACTGGGTCGAGACCCTGGAGTGGATACCGTAGCAGCCCATTACGAACCCGGCGCTCACAAAGAAGCGGATGGTGGAAAAGCTCGGTTTGAGTCACGCGGAGAGAATACCGCAGAGTCAAACACGAAAAGAGAGAAAAAGGGCTTTAAGCGTCTTCTAGAAAAGTTGGGACATAATGGCGCTGGATGAAGAGAAGCTAGCCCTAATTGAACAGATTCAGGAAGCAGAACTCTCTCGGAGAGATGGGATTCTGCGTACCTTTATTCCAGAGAATCCTGCCGCCATACCCTTTGCGGCGCAGATAGCCTTCTTTCGAGATAGCAGCCGCCTCCGCTGCATGAGATGTGGTAATAGAGCAGCTAAAACCTTTACGGAAATGCGGGATTTAGCCTGGAAAATCACCCGGAATCATTGGTACATCCAGAAGTGGAACCTGTGCAATTTATCTAAAAAAGATTGGAAAGATAGGATTGGTACAGAAGCGTGGGAAGTACAATATCTCAAGTCTGCACCTAAGGTATTTTGGCTGATTGGAAACGATTACACCTTTGTCAATGACGTAATGTTCGGCCAGTACCTTGAGAAGATGATTCCACCATGGTTTATCAACAAGATACATAGGACTAACCAAGGAAACATCGACTTCATTACGTTCAAAAATGGTGACACTCTTCGATGCAAGACGTATATGCAGCAAGATGCTTCCAAGATGGGTTACAGCATTGATGATGCCTACATGGATGAAATGCCACCGGACGTGTCTTTAATTTCTGAAATATCTGTCCGCACTTTTGACCGTGATGGCGGATTAACCCTCGCATTTACTCCTCTTGTGCAGAACGAAGGAGTGAGAATTTACGTTGACAGCTCATGTGAGTCTGGCGCTATGTCTTTGCACTGTTGGTCCGTCGCAGACAACCCACTTTACCGCGACAATCCTGAAAGAATGAGCCGTGTTCTTGCAGAATACGCACATCTTCCTGAGAACTTGCGCAACTCACGATTACGTGGTGACTGGTACTACGAAACACCACAAAAGTCTGTGTTTGAGGGAGTAGACCTCGTCGAAGTAGATGACTTTGAAGTGCCTTCTGATTGGAGGCATGTACGGTTTACCGATCCAGCCTCTCACGTCACAGGCCACGCCATCTTTGCAGAAGACCCTAAGACGAGCGAATGGTACTGCATTCACGGAGCAGAAATCTCTTTTGGAGACATTGCCACGGCAGAACAGATTCTGGAGCGCATAGAGCACTTGAAACCGTTTGAGTCGTTCAAATACTATGCGAGTGTCTACGACAACGCTGAGGCGTGGTTTGGAGCGTATGGACGCAAGTATGGCTATCGCCCTTGCATCCTTAAGAATCGAGAAGAAGCTGTGATGACAACCCGCAGCATGTTGGATTCCGGACGCATCAAATTCTTTCGCAAAGGTGCCAAAGTCGCCTTAGACCAAATCCGCAACTACCGCTTCAACAAAGACGGTGATAAAATCGTCAGGAAGCATGACCATGTTGTAGATTGTGTAATGTACTTCTGTCGTGAGATACCTTCACCCATCAAGGAACCTGCTACCGCAGAAGACGAGAAAAAGGTGATGTTGGAAGCTCACATGAAGAAGCAATTCGCCCCTAAGAAACCGCAAATGCTCCGACGGTTGGTTGTAATGCCATCCGTCTACCAGACCGTAAACAGACGAGGTGCAAGATGACTGCAATGTTAGTGTTTTTGGTGATACTTTTAGCGATAACGAACGGGTGGTTGGCTTACAGCCAACAGTCTCTACGCCGTAGAATATACCTTTTCCTAGACAGGACCATGGAAGGCAACAAAGTCTTTGAAGAAATTGCAGCCGACCGTGAGATGCTTAGGGTACTCAAAGACAACGTAGATAAACACATGCAGTATATTGAAACTTTGGGCGAAGCTATGAGAATATACGAATCGGAAACCAAAATTCTGTCTAAGAATAAAGAAAAGATGCAAGCAATCCAGAGCAGATTTAACACGCGCTCGCCGAGGTAACAAATGGCAAAAATACGAATTTTAGGCAACGATGAGTTGGTCGAATCCCTAACAACCAAATTCAGAGAATCTGAAGAGAAACACAAGCGCATCAGGCTTGAGTGGGATGCGTGTAAGTCCATCTACCAAGGCGTGAACCTACAGAATCAAGGTGGCTTGGATACTGGATTGGTGACATCGGCAGTATTTGCACCGTCCGAAACCTCGCAAGAGCCCATCATCTTTCAAGGATTGGAACTGGTAAAGGCCAACCTGTTTCTCCACGCCAAACTGTGCATTACCGACCCGGTTGTTACCGCTAGACCTCGCAACCAAGACCCTAAATCGGAACGCGCTGCACAGAATGCTGAGTTGTATTTACCTTGGATGTCACAACACACCTCCATGCAAGAGGTTGTGGAGTTTGGCGCGTATCTGAATTGCACGGTGCTCGGTACTGGCATCACCTATTATGGGTGGGACTCGAATGGTGGAGAGTATCCGCTAACAGAAATCCCCGACAACATCGAATCTCTTAAGGACTTTGACTTCAAAATGGAAGGGGATTTGGACTTAGAAGACGTAAATCCTTACGACTTTCGTATTGATGGCAATGCAAAATCCTGGAGAACTGCGCAACACTGCTTTTGGGCGAATGATGTACCTATCGAAGAAGCCCTCTTTCGCTTTACGGACGAAGAAGCACAGGAATTGCTGCAATCTGAGTACCGTAACTGCACAGACAGCACACAAGGGTCAGCTAAAGAAGAGCGTAAGGGTACTATTCGGATCTGGGAATACTGGGAAAAGGGTATGCCTTGGAACGGAATGCTTGGAATGCACGTCTACTTTATAGACAGCACTTCGCCTAAGATTCTTCTACGTGAAGCTCACCCATACCGTCACAAGAAGCTACCTTTTGCGGTGATGACGGACGTGGATATTCCCGACAATCCGTGGGGGATGTCAAGAATCATTTATGCACACCAATGTCAAAAATCTATCGACATGTTGATGGGTCTATTCCTCAACAACACCTCCCTATTTGGCGGTGTTCGCATGATGATGGCTGAAGGTTCGATGAATGAAGACAGCATAAATAATGACACGGCTACGGTAGACTATTACAATGGTGCATCCGGTCAGAAACCAGAATACTTCCGACCGGTGCCTGTAACGTCAGATGTTTGGCGCGGCTATACTCTGATGAAAACCGCCATCGATAACCTGTACGGCATGAGCGAGTTCTCACAAGGACAAATCCCAAGAGAATTGTCCTCTTTTGCGGTGCAACTCGCACTCGAAATGGATGACAAGTATCGGGTTCGATTGTTTAACAAGAAAAAGCAGTATCTCAAAGACATATACCTGCAAGGACTAGACTTAACTCAGCAATTTATGACAGAACCACGCAAGCTATCCGTTACAGGCGTGGAAGGCTGGAAAGATGGGGAGTATTTCTCATCCGCAGTGCTGAACGGCGACTACGAAATCATGGTAGACTACGGGCAATACATCCCTGTTGACCCTGCTGCACGTAAGCAGCAGATTCTTGAGTTCTTGAAGTCAGGCTTCTATGAGAAGGCTGGCGGCAACATGCAAAAGATTGCTAAGTTGCTGGTAGACGGGACCATGTTGGACGTTAAAGACATGTTTGAACGTGCTACCAAAATCCAAGAGCGAGAGATAGACAGCATAATCGAGGGTAAGGATGTTCCCGTAATGAAGTGGGATAAGGATGAAGCACACATCTCCGCAATCGACGACTTCACGTCAACCGAAACCTTCCGAAGCCTCGACCCGGAAATCCAAGAAGCCATATGGCAGCACGGGCAAGCTCATACCGACGCACTGGCCCAGAAAATGGCTCAAAGCGGCGGCGGAAGCCCTGGAGGAGGAGCTCCTGCCGCTGGAGGACCGCAAACTGCTCCTGGCGGCTTGCCACCTGCTGGACCAGAGACTGGGGGAGCAGGAGTGCCTACAGGCGCTGCTGGACCTGGATCTGGACCCGCAGAACTTGGCGGAGGTCCGTCGCCTGGCAACCCTCCTGCACCGTCTCCTGTCAACCAAGCAATGAATCCTGGAATCACACCACAGTAAGGAGTTTTAGAAATGGTAGAGACCGCACCAGTATCAGCCCCTGTAACGTCCCCGGCACCTGCCGCCTCTGCACCAGCAGCCCCAGCTGCAACAACGTCTGCGAAAGCACCTTCGTATGACGCAGGTAATTTCTCCGCACATGACCTATTTGCAGACCTTCGCGCACAGACAGGACTTGACGATGACGCACCAGAAAGCATGGACGAGTTTAACTCGAATGTGCATGAAGGAACTGAAGAAGACCTGTTTGGATTAGGCGCTGACGGCGAAGAAGGAACTGTCGAAGAAGGTACAGCATCCGCTGTAGAGAGCACAGAAGAAACAGCACCTGCTGTAGAAGAACCTAAGTACGAAGTCGATTATGAATACGAGGGTCAGGTTGGTGGAGAAAACGTCTCTCTCAAAATCAAATCACGTGAACAAATGGACAACATTATCTCGCGAGCAGTCCATTATCCTAAGCTAGTTGAGTCGTACAAATCACTTCAAAAAGAAGTCAATACCTACAAAGAAGCACACGGCCAGCTTGGATTTATGGAGAAACAACTCACCGAGAATCCTCTTAAGTTTGCAGAGAACATCATCGAGGATTTGCCAGACGAGCAAGTGAAGGAATGGCTTATCAATCTTGCAGGGGAATACGGTAAGACGGCAGAGCAGAGAGAAATCTCTAAGAAGCTCAGAGCTGCCGAATTGGTGCAGCAACAAATGGAAGCTATGCAACGCCAGCAAGAACAACTGCAAGAACAGCGTAGACAGGCTGCACAAGAAGCAGACAGGCATACGGTGAAGGCTTGGGCTGACAGCATAATGACACGGGCAACCGCTCGCATTCCAGAGGAATATCATGCTATTGTGAATCAGCAGCTCCGTTTCGCTCTAAAGGAAGGTGCAGACATGCGACGCCAGGGTAAAGACGTTAGCATCAACACTCTAAACGCTATCTTTCAGCAGAACATGCAGCCGTATGTGAAGATCATACAAGGCAATTCTGCTGGAAAACAGCAGCAAGTAACGCAGGAAGTTGGGAAGGCAATTCAAGCAAAGAAAGAGCAGGGGCTCAATCGGATGCGATCAATTGCAAGCAACGCCCAACCTACTGTCGCGGGCCAGAAGACTAACATGCAACGAGCGATAGACGATTCGGATGTCAGCGGAATGTTCGGAGAGATCATCAAAGGTGTTCAATCCGGACGGGTTCGGGTTTCTTAACAATCTTTTTTGAAAGGGGATTTGTATGCCTATTGGCTCTCAATCCAACGCTTTTTCAAGCGGTCAGTTTAACGGTTCTAGTATTCTTAAGTTTATCCAATCCAAGGGCGTTAAGGTTCTTTGGAGAGCCGTCACAGGCGTGGATTACATCACCACGAAAGACACCTGGGAAGGCGGAAAAGAACGCCGCTATAACCTCGTCGTTGACGCAGGCGGCTTGGCATTTTCTGGCTTGAACCAACAACAGGGTTCCTTTGCACTTCCTGACCGCGCTTACGCAATTCAGGGAAGCATCGTTCCTAAGTTCCAAACGATGACCATGTACTTTGACCGCGTTCTGCAACAGCTGTCCTCCAAGAGTGACGCCGCTGCCTATATCAAGCACATGGAGCTTGAATATGTGCAGAAAACTGCATTCCAAAAGTCCTTTATGGCTCTCCAGCAAATGGGCGACGGTACCGGCCGTTTCGCTACTCCAGTTGGAATCGGACCATTGGCAACAGGCGCTGACGGCGGCACTGCCACCACCTTCACGCTGACCTCGCCAGGACAGCCATTAAAGATCAAGATGTCCTCGCTGGACACGGCTGTCGGTTCTGCTGCTCACCTCATGGAAGGCTCGATCGTTTCCTTGATGTTCCCTTCCTATGACGAAGCAGTGACCGGAACAACGGCTGGCGGCAAGGTCAAGGCAACTTGTATTCCTCGCTACCTGACCCTTGGATTCATTGCTAACAGCACTGCATCTTTCTTCGACGCTTTCCGCGTAATCCGCGTTGACCAAGACTCGAACGAAATCTATGTAGTTCCTGCTCGTAAGGCTTCTCCAGATGGCGCAGCAGTCGCTAACTACGCCCCATACGCAGCTTGGGATGCTTCGCAGCATGTTCAACAGGGCGGATCGTCTTCTATGTGGTGTGCTGGAACAGGCACTGTCACTGTCTCTCTCCTTCGTGGACGTGACAATACGAACACAGCACCAAGCGTGTTGACTGCAATCCAATTCAACTCGGTGTTTGCTCCTACGGCTTTGACCGCAGCGACTGACCAAGTTTTGGCCGCATTTATCGTTCACCCTGGTTTCGTTCCTAACGGCAAGACGAGCTTCGGCCAAGGAAACTACGACTTCTCGTCCTACACCACCGCTGGATACATCAACACAAATGATAGCTATGACGCCGCTCGCGTTATGCTTGGAATTGGTTGGGATACTACGGTTGATGCTACTGCAGCACACCTTGCTGACGTGGACGTTGGTTATGTTTCTCCATACCTCATGACTGGTCTTGAGACCCTGCTCATGAACAGCTCGAACCGCGTTCACGGAATCGACCGCGCATCCGTGCAACAGATTCTCCCAACAATCAAAGACCAAAATGGCCGTCCTTTGACGTTCAACTCTTTGTTTGCTGGCCTGACCTCGCACTATGCCCGTAACCGTGACAAAGACCCCAACAGCAAGCAAGCAGCAATGTTCTCTATGTTGTCGATGTCTCCGTTCGTTTACTCGCACATCCTTTCCCTGTCTGAGCAAGACCGTCGCCTTGTTGACGGAACCTCATGGCGTGGAACCGGCGCGAAGAAGGTTGTTGTCGGAAACCAAGAATTTGAATTGGATTCCAATAGCTCCATGCGTCAAGACCGTATCCTTGGTATTCCTAAGGGCGCTCTCCACATGGCTGGCGGAACAATGGACCCTGTCGAACTCAACGGACAGAACCAGTTCCTCACACTCAATTCCAACAGCACGGGCCGTACGAATGCTGTTGAATCCTACTACACCATTATGGGCGAGTGCTATGTCGGCTCTCCTGATGGCTCTACCGATGGCAAGAACGAGTCCAAAGAGGGTCAGCACACCCTTCGTGATTGCTTCGTAATGCGCAACTATACGATCAATCTTCTCTGATTGATTTAGCTGTCCCAGGCTAGCGGGCGTCATCCCGCTGGCTTGTAGGCGTTTTATCTGACAAGCACATCTTTGAAAGGAAATGAACATGATTGGTGGATTGACAAGAGACCTGGAAGCAGGAATCGATCGCTGGAACAGCGGTGGGAATATCGGACACTTCGGACTCGCTTCTAACGCGGCATTGACTGGACTCTTTGAGAATTTTCAAGGAAAAGTCTTCTCGGTATTCGACGGGGCTGGACCTACTTTGACCTATTCTCGCTCGATTACTGCAGCCGCTACCGCTCACATAGTTGTTGGCAGCTCTCAGTATCTCGTAGCATACGCCTCGGAAGCAGCTATTTCATCGGGATTCGTTAATGCCAGTACCAGCATCCGTACAGTCTACGCTGACGGAGCACTTATCGTAGGTAACACCTACACGATCCTCACCACAGGTGACTCCAACTTCGTCCTAGCCGGTGCAGCGTCCAACACGGTTGGCGTAACTTTCGTCGCACTTAATGCCGGTGTTGCAGGTAAAACTGGTACCGTAACTTCCTTGGTTACAGTGCCTTCTGCGCGTGGTACTTTCCGTGCAAACCTTCTGCAAACTGTCGCAGGAAAGCAAGCCGTAGCCCTTATCCAAGGAAACGCGCTTTGGATTCCTGCAACCACATCGTTTAAGGCTTACTTTGACATCAACGCAGACACGAATCCTGCAAATGCCAAAGCAATCTCCTTCTCTCAATTCGGTGTAGTCGGTTCGCAAGGAACCATTGCAAACTGTGCTGATGCGGCTAAAGAAATCGGCGACGGAAGCGCATTCATTCAAATCGAATTGGCCGCTAGCAAAGGTAAACTGCGCGTAAGAACCGCTACCTCGGCAACGATTCTGGAATCTGCAGCATTTACGGTTCCTACCGGTGCTTACTCGATTGGATTTGAGTACAACCTGAACGCTT